CTTTGTTAGTTCTGGAATAATATTCATGCCACTCCCCTATTGTTTAAAACGGTATGTCGTCGTCTATATCGTCAAAGCCTGAACCTTTAGAGGCACTTGCGGCTTTGGCGGGCTGGTTGCCACGAGCCTGCCACTCAGGTGACTGCTCAATCTTGGCGCGAAGGTTGTCACTGAAGGTCTCAAACATATCCATGTCTGGGCTTTCAATGTAGAACGCGGCACACTTGTTGTGACCTTCAGGCAGATTTGCCTTCATGGCCTTGGGCACCGAGTTGATGTTGGCAATGTTGGTGTACTCTTTGCCGTTGTTGCCCATCGCTTTCGTGATGGCAATCATGGCCCAAGCGCCAAGAACATTGTCAATTTGAAACCCACGCAACTCGTCAGGCGTGAACTCACGGCCACGCCAAGTCTGTAGGTCTTTTCGCAGGGTGGCTTTTTCAGCCAACGACAGCGTGAAGTTTTTGCTGATCGACATGGGTTCATTCTTGGCCGTGACCAATGGTTTGCCTGCGTCGTCTTCGCCATGCACTTCAAACTGCAACATGACCTTCGGTAGGTTCTTGACCTGTCCAAGGTATTCGCTCTTTTGTGTACCAAGGTCAACGATGCGGTAGCACCGCGCCAAGTACATCCCCGGGGGCACTGGCGTAAAGGTTCCGCCGCCACCACTCTCTCGCGCTATTAAAGCCATGATTCGCTCCTAGTTTCAGTTAAATTTACCCGTCTAGTAACCCCGCACTCAAAGCGGATGGTGTCCCAGTCGGACTTCATTGCAACGCCTGTCTCAGCCCGTTCTAGGGCCTCCTCAAGCATCTGTTGCCTCTCCAGCATTGCTTGGTTGAACTCTGCTTCGCTGTACATACATTCTCCTTCGCTGTTGGTGTTGGTATCATACACACTTTAACTTATTTTGCAACAACCCTTGCGCAATTGTTTTTTTGGTGTATGATCAAGTTTCACTAACACGAAAGGGTCACAATGACATTGGATGAATTTTTTGAAGACAAGCCGCGAGGATCGAAGATCGCGTTGGCTCGACACTTGGGCGTTACCAAGCAGTGGATGGCGGCAATCATCACAGGGCGCGGGCTGGCAAGCGCAGAGGTTTGCGCCGCGATTGAACGGTACACAAAGGGCAAGGTGTTGCGTGCAACATTGCGGCCTGACATCTTTGGAGAACTCAAGTGATCTGGTACAAATTCTATTTGGGCGACTACATCACACACACCAACCACCTATCGGATGCTGAAGACTTGGCATACCGCCGCCTTCTTGATTTGTACTACATCAGTGAGAAGCCAATCCCACTCGAAACCGAATCGGTTGCACGCAAAATCAGGCTTGATTTGGACATAACCGAATCGGTTTTGGGGGAATTCTTTGACAAGGGTGTTGACGGGTATCGCAACAGTCGTTGTGATGCTGAAATTGCGAAATATCAACATCAAGTTGAAAATAATCGAAGCCTTGGAAAGCGAGGCGGCAGGCCGAAGAAAACCGAATCGATAACCGAATCGAAACCGAAGGTTAACCCTAAACAGATACAGATACAGAATAAGAATATATCGTCGGTAACACCGACAACATCGCGATTCAACGAGTTCTGGGCATCGTGGCCTTCGTCAAAGAGGAAGGTTGCCCGCGCCGAGTGCGAGAAGAAATGGTTCAAGTTAAACCTCGACAAGGTGGCTGACAGCATCATTGCAAGCGTGGGTAGACTGAAGAACACCGAGCAGTGGACAACAGGGTTTGATCCTGCGCCATTGACTTACATCAACCAGCGCCGCTGGGAAGATGACGCAGGCCAACAGCAGGCAACAGGGCGGAGGGTGATATGACCCCAGCCGAGCGTTTTGTTTCGCGTCTAGGCAAGGTCAGGGGCCGTAACGGGTCTTGGACTGCACAGTGCCCAGCACATGAGGACAAGTCACCATCGCTGTCAGTTCGGGAAACCGAAGATGGCCGCGTGCTGGTGCATTGTTTTGGTGGTTGCGCAGTGCATGATGTTGTTGGTGCCGTTGGCATGGACATGAACGACCTGTTCCCACCAGACGACAAAAAGCGCGACTGGAACGACACAGGCAAGCCCAAGGTCAAGCCAGCGTTCTACGCCAGCGACCTCTTACGCATTGCGTCGTTTGAGTGCTTGGTGGTGATGCTTGCGGCATACGACATGGCAAAAGGCAAACAACTCAGCAATGAGGACATGGAGCGATTAAAAGTGGCACAACAGCGAATTGAGGAGGTAGTGGTTTATGCAGGTATCTGAAATACAAAAACGGGCCAAGGAATTGGACGAGGCGCGTCGCATTCGGATTGTCAAGCCTGATGAGGTTGACTTTGAGAAATACATCAAGGCCAACGATGTCGGCCAGAAGGTACGCGGCGCAATGGAATTTTTAGAAGAGGTGCGCGAGGACTTCATCAACCCGAAGGAAGAGCCACAGCAATTGATGCCGTGGCCGAAGACTCACCAAGGTTTTGGTTTTCGCGCAGGCGAAGTGACTTTGTACGCTGGCGGCAACGGCGGCGGCAAGTCAATGGTCACAGGGCAGATTGCATTGCACCTGATCAAGCAGGGCCAGCGCGTGATGATTGCTTCGTTTGAGATGAAGCCCAAGCGCACGCTGACGCGAATGCTTCGACAGTTTGCAGGCGAGAACATTTACAGCCCGATGTACATGAACAAGCAAAAGCATTTGATGGACTTGGTCACAAGGTTGCAGGACTTCTCGCATGGCAAGTTGTGGCTGTATGACCAGCAGGGCACGGTTACATCTCAGCAGGTCATTGCGGTGGCCCGATACAGCGCCGTCGAGTTGGGCGTGCAACACATCTTCATTGACTCGCTGATGAAGTGTGTGTCTGGTGAAGACGATTACAACGCACAGAAGATGTTTGTTGACGAGTTGACATCACTGGCGCGTGACCACAATGTCCATGTGCATTTGATTCATCACATCCGCAAGTTGGCGAGCGAAGAGATTCAGCCAAACAAAAACGACATCAAAGGTTCTGGCGCAATCAGTGACCAAGTTGACAATGTGTTGATGGTCTGGCGCAATAAAAAGAAAGAGCATCAAGCGCAGAACGGGCCAGTCGATCCGATGATTCCTGACGCCATGTTGATGTGCGAGAAACAAAGAAACGGCGAGTCAGAGGACTGGTACTCGCTTTGGTATCACAAGGACAGCCAGCAGTTTGTTGAGTACGACAACAGTGTGCCTATGTCTTTTGACAATGGAGGAAGATTTTGAATGAAGCGCAAGAAGGAAAAGGAGAAGATGAACATCGGCATCGCTGTCTCGTTCGGTGGGTCATACAAAAAAGACTTCAAGATCGTGACAGTGCTTACAAGTGGCTCAATGGCTACAGTGACCACTTGGGCAAGTACCACAAGGGGTGGAACGAATTACATCCCCAGTCGCGTCTTGAAGCAGATGTTCGAGAACAGTGGACAAAGGGTAATCGAGGAAACGAAGGAGAATGGAAATGACAAAGCAAGATGCTGAACTTAGCCCTTTAGCAAGGCAACTACTTGGCAGTTCTGGGGCCATGAAGTTATTCACACAGACCGAGTTTGATGCGGCACTGAGGGACGCAAAAGCGGAGATCATGGCAATTGCAATTCAGACCAGCAAGCAGGCAATTGCAATCGAGCGCAACGCGTGTGCCGACCTTGCGTTGCAGTGGAGCCAAGAAGAATTGTCTGAGGCCATCCGCCACCGCATGAGGCCACAATGATTGAGATCACATTGCCTTGGCCCCCATCGGTCAATACTTACTGGCGCAACTTTGATGGCCGCATGATCATCAGCGCACGAGGCCGCGAGTATCGCGAGTTGGTTGGTGACCAGATGACGCTACAAAAAACAGTGAAGCACTTCAAGGGTTCACTGCGTGTGGTGATCGAGGCATGGAGGCCAGACAAACGACGCAGGGACTTGGACAACCTGTTGAAAGCAACCCTTGATGGGCTGGCCCACGCTGGTGTGTACGAAGACGATTCACAGATCGTTGACTTGCGCATCTACTGGGCACCAGATATTGGTGGGATGTTGAAGATCAAGATTGAGGAGATCGAATGAAACAAGAACCTGAATTGATAGACATCTTTGCGATGTTTGCGCTTCACGCAATTTTGCGCACAGCAAAAAAAGATGCATACCCACACGACCTTGCTCGGTCGGCTTATGATTTTGCAGAAGCAATGATTGAAGAAAGAGGTGAGCGAAATGACCATGCATGATTTTTGGAATATTTTGATGATTGCGTTAATGCTGACAGGCGGGTTGTGTTGGGTTAGCACAATTTTTTTGATTAGTTATTTTTGGATGTGTCGTCCAAGAGGAGTTGGCAAATGAGTGAAGAACGCGACCCACACAAGGCGGTGGACTACATTTTGAAGAACGCCGCGCTGTTTGCAAAGGCAAAGGCAGAGCGCACATACATCGAGCATTACCGAAAGAGCCTCAAGGGCATCTTGATGAAGCGGTCGATGGAGACCGCCATTGGTGCGCAGGAGCGTGAAGCGTATGCACACCCAGAGATGATTCAATTGCTTGAAGGATTGAAAGAGGCTGTAGCCATTGAGGAGCGTCTGAAATGGGACATCACGGCGGCTGAATTGCGCGTGGAAATATGGCGCACTGAGCAAGCGAACAACAGGGCTGAAGGAAAGGCCACGATGTGAACACCTACCAGTCAACCGTGATGCACGCAACAGGCTGGTTTCTTGTGTTGCTGGATGGATGGGAAATGCACACTCATTGGGTGGCCGCATTAGGTTTTGTTTTTTTAATTTATTCAATGTGGAGCATATGCATGAAGACACCAGAAGACGAGGCGTTTGAAGAGATGGACAAGGCGCAAGGTTGGCGCAAGCGTCAGATTGAGATGAAGCAAATCAACGATGAGTTTGACGCGGAATACATCAAATACCGTGACGCATTTCCAAAAGAAAAGTTCATCGTTCCAGTTAATCGAAATGATGTGCTTGAAGAGGTTGCCAAAGAGTTTGACAAGATGAAGTCTCTTGGCGATACAGCCGCATCTTTTGCGGCGTATGTGCGGGGTATGAAGCAATGACCGACAAACCAAAGACCTGTCAGGTGTGCCGCCTACGGCCAGCAGACAAACAGGTGAGAACAAGCAAAGGCGCTCCGCAGTGGCGATGCCAGACCTGCCACGACCTAAAGAACCGTGCAGGCTTTACGAAAGGTAAGCAATGACTGAGAAATTAAAAGTTGTTTTTGCCGAGGGTTGCTTTGACAACTTTGACGGCACAGAAGAAGAGTTGGCCGCGATGCTGGCCGACATACACCAGATGGTCGAGGACGGCACGCTGATGGACAACGCCGTGCCCATCGACCCAGAAGAGGAAGCCAAGTTCATTGAGTTGATGCAGAACAGGACGCCGCGCCAATGACAACACTCAAAGAGAAAAAGCACATGAGCGCGGTGGCCGAGTTGGGTTGTGCCGTGTGCAGGCGGATGGGGTACGAGGGTACGCCAGCAGAACTGCACCATCCAAGGCGATTGGCGGGGGGCTGGGGGCGTTCTAGCCACTTCAGTGTCATACCGCTATGCCCAGAGCATCATCGCGGCTCTACGGGCCTCCACGGCCTTGGCACTAAGGGCTTTGAGGCGCACTACGGCTACGACGAGGCCGCTCTGCTGGCCGACACCCTCAAACTGCTCGGTGTTGCAGAAGAACAACATTAGGGTATGTCCTAATAAAAATATATTGTCAAGGTGAAATTTGGTGTTACACTTACATCACTGACCAAGCAATCACGCAGTCAGAACCAGCGAACAGAAAGCGAATTATGAACAACGACATCAACTTCACATCAGTAGACACACTCGGTACTCTCTTGGCTCAGATCGCTGATCTGACTAAGCAAGCCGATGCAATCAAAGACAGCATCAAAGAGTCTGCAAGCGCAGGCGGTGCCAAGGTTGTAGAGGGTGCGCTCTTCAAGGCCACCTACATCGAGAGCAACCGCTCTGTGTTCGACAAGGACGCATTCATCAAAGTACACGGCGCAGAGGCATACGCCGCCTTCACCAAGGTGTCTGCCGTGTTCTCTGTCAAGGTCACCAGCAAGTAAGCCCATCGCCCCTTCGGGGGCTTAACAGCGAAGGATATTGAAATGACTAAAAGCCCAGAAATCTTGCATAGAAACAAAGCGCCGCGTAAAGCAGGCGCAGGCACTGTAAAAATTGTAAATGTCCCACTGCTTGGCGGTTGGTACATTGTTCGCGGAAAACATCACACGCCAATCAGCGGTCGTTTTGATAGCCGCGCAGATGCCGCAAATCATTTGTCTGCAAAGCAAAAGGTGGCCGCATGAGCAAACGCACAATGGGCCGCGTGCTGGCCGAACTCAAATCCATCCACACTGAGGACATCTTTGTGGCCGACAGCATCAAGACCTGCATTGCCCTGCTAGAGGCCGATATAGGCCGTCGCAAAGGCAAAGGCTACCTACCCCCTCACCAATGGCATAGCGACACCTCCAGAGCCGCCGCAGAGGCCATCGCGCCCAAGTTCGGCACCATCACGCGCAAGGTGCTGGCGCACTTGTGTACCTACCCTCTTGGCCTGACAGATGAAGAAGCCCAGCAGACGATGGGCATGGAAGGCAACTCGTATCGGCCATGCCGCGTAACGCTGATGGATCGAGGCTTTGTTGTTGACAGCGGCAACCGCAGGAAAACGCACCAGCGCAAAGACGCGGTGGTGTGGTCTGTAACCCCAGAAGGTTTTCTGGCACTGGAGGAAATATGAGCGAGACTACCATGAGCGAATACATCAAAGGCTTTGACGCAGGCTATGCATATGTTCTCAACGAGGTCGAGAACTACATCAAGCAATACCCAGATAACAAGTTTGTGTTGGAAGAATTGCTGGCGCATCTCAAGATGGAGGGCAAGCCAGAATGACTGACCTGTTTGGGCATGAAGAATTCGACTGGCGCAAAGAGTGGCAGGGTATGCCAGAGTTTTTTCAAGAGGACTTGATGCCACAGCGCGTGATCAATTTGCGCTTTCGATGCGAAGAGGATGTGCAGGAGTTTGCCAAGTTGATTCAGCAAACAATCACGCCCAAGCAGAAGGCGCTCTGGTTCCCCTTTGCTGAGTTCCGCAGGGCCGCGCATTTGAGGTGGGTTGATGAATCCTAAGTACCCCATCTACATTGTGTCTAAGGGCCGCTGGGAAACGCGGCTGACAAGCAAAGCATTGGAGCGCATCAATGTGCCCTACTACATCGTGGTGGAGGAGCATGAGCGCGACCAGTATGCGGCGGTGATTAACCCGCAGAAGGTGCTGGTGTTGCC